GATCCGCACTGCGCCGCAGTTCTCAGGATAGGACGCGGAGCGTCCAGAAAGGCATGCCCACGCGGAGCATGGGCACGATAGTCAGATCATCGTCCCTCACGCTTCCTCCTGCGGCAGTCTAAAAACTCAGACTCAACGCGACATTCACCCCTTGCTGGGTCACGTCATCGTTCTTGCGCCAGTTGTAATTGCCGCGCAGTGTCAGGTCCTGAGTCAGCTTCTGGCTGACGCCCAGCGTTGCCCGGTTCAGGTCGCGTTGCGGCGTGTAGCCTTCCAGCGTGAAACCCACTGACTGGACACTGTTGAGCGCCATGGTTACGTCCTGCTGATCGGTCTCGAACTCCCGTTCATGGGCAATTTCTCCCCATACCTGTGTGCTCGGTGTCACCTGGAATTTGCCCTGTACACCCACGCCTGCACGCCGCGATTTGCGCGTCTGGTCACTGAAGGTCAGCGCGGTCGAGCGGTCGCCTTTTTCCGAGTAGCCATCGACATCGATGTGCGCGTAATCGGCGCTGACGAAAGGCGACAGATGCCAGCGACTGGTCGGGCCCGCGATGTCGAAGCCCACTCGCCCGCTGGCAGCCCACATTTCACCGTCGGTATCGCCTTTTTCCTGACCTTCGCTGACGCCCAGCGCGAACTTGCGCTCGGCATTTTCGTAGTCCAGTTTGCCGCCCGACACTGCCAGATCACCCCACCAGTGGTTGGCCTGATACTGCAGGAACGCAGTGGCGATGTAGCTGTTGAGTTTGTAGTCCGAGTCTCTTGGGCCGGCCTCAAGATTCTGGCGATACGCGCCGGCGACAACCCCTGTGCGCCAGTTTTCGGCAAACCGGTAGCTGCCGCCTATGGTCAGGTTATAGCCTCTTCCGTCAGCATCAGCCGAGCTGTCCTGCGCGTCGAAGTCCATTTTCTGACCGCCTGCCGAAAGCATGCTCTGCCACTGCCCGACACCTTGCCAGTTGCCCCAGTCGCTGAGCCACTGGGCGCGAATTTCGTCCTGATGCATACGCAGCGTGCCATTGGCCATTTCCGGCAGCAGGGAGACTTCCCAAGGGGCCGAAAGCAGCGAGTAGGCGTAGTCGGCCAGCAACCTCTGTCCGGCCTCGGTCGGGTGCACGCGATCGTTGAAGAACAGCCGGTTCGGATTCGGCGTCGCACTGGACCTGCCGTTGGTGGTGCTTTCCCGGCAGCTATTGCCGCTGAAACAGGTGCTGACCAGATTCTCGTTGGGATCGAACCCGAAGCGTGCCGGTTCAGCGAGGATCTCATTGATCAGCAACGGAACGTTCAGCGGAATGATCTGCGCATTGATCTGCGCCAGTCGGCTGACCAGTTGCTGATTGAAACCCGCGCTGAGTGCCGAGGTGGCCGAAGCCAGTGGCGAACCGCTCAAGGCTGGCGTTTTACCGATGTCCGGCAGCAACCAGACCATGATGTAGCGCGCACCGGCCTGTTGCAGGGCTTGCGCGCTGTCCGCCAGCTGATTGGCAGCTTGCGCGGCGCTGCTGGCACTCAACACGCGACCTTGCAGAAAGTCGTTGCCGCCTCCGGTCAGGTAGTAAAGAGCGTTGGGGTCAGCGCGAAAACCGTTGGCGGGCAGATAACCTGTCCGGCTGCGCAGCAGCGTGCCGGTGTTCGGGTCGACGACGGTGGATTGCGAGTTGATCGAGTCGAGAATCTGATCGGTCCGATAGCCGCCGACCGCCCAGTTATTGCCATCGGGCACTCCCAGCGCAGCATTGACCGGTGACGTCGACGCCGCCAGATCTCCTGACGGCACACCGAGCATCCTGCCGATCAGCGTCGACGAGTTCAGGTTGAACGCTTCACCGCTGCCGTCCTGATAGGTGGGGCCGACACGATTGGTGAACCTGAGCGTGGAGCCTCTGGGCCCGGCGGTGTCCGGAAACTGCCCGGCATCGGCGAGACTGTCACCGAACACCACCATGGTCGAATAGGGCGCGGCAGCAGCGGTGCCGCAGGCAAGCGATAACAGGCAGGCCGCGAAGGGCCAGCGCCTCGATGTCTTGGTCATGAACGGATCCCGATTGTTTTTGTTTTGTACCGGAAACGTAGCAAGATTTTTCATGACTGCAAAGTTTGATGAACATTATCGCGCTGCGGCGGTGCTTTTTTGACCTCAGGCTGCCCTGTTGGTCACGATGGCGCTCAGGTAGTTGGCCAGGTCATGCAGGTACACGAAGGGGTGACCCTGACGACTGCCGCCTGTGCGGCTGACCTTCAAGTCGATGCGTCCTGCGTTGATCTTGCGCAGCAGATTCCTGTCGTTCGACAGGTGCGAAAAATAACGCTCTCGGACGGCGCTCAGTGAAGGGCACGGCGTGGCGAATTCTTTGCGAAGTTGATCCAGTATTTCGTTCATTCCATGACTCCCTGTGGTTTGCATGTGAGTACTCCCGAGATGGGGTGCAGACAAACAATACGATATGTAGCGCGTCGTGACAATACAGTTTGTATTTTAAATACGATTTGTATTGTTCGTCTCACAGGGAATCGATGTACCAGGACACGCGAGCAGTGCCGTTTTCAGGGTTGCGGGTGACGCTGATACCTTCGGCCTCGCTGATCTGATCCATGATGCGCTCCCAGTGAGCCACCGATTCGCCAGGCTCCCTGATCAGCAGGACCTGATGCTCGATCTGCGCCTTGTCACTGGTGATAGCGTCCTGAATGCGCTGTGCCAAGGCCAGGTAAGCGTCATGTTGCGAGGTGTCGGGGAACTGCTTGAGCATGAGTGAACTCCTTTTTACTGTATGTGCATACAGTAATTGAGGGGTGTTTCTCACGCAAGCTACAAATGTTTCCTACACGGACACCTGCCCGGGACGAAACGGTGGCGCATGAAAAAGCCCCGGTTATCGGGGCTTGGACGTGGCATGCCGGGGGTCAGAGACGCATCGTCATCTGCCTGATGACACCGATCAGTTTGCACTCCTCGGTCACCGCAAGGGTCGGGTAGGCGGGGTTCAGCGGCTTGAGAAAGTAGCGTCCGGCGTCTTCGACCAGTTTTTTGAACGTGGCCTCGTTACTTTCCGGCAGTTTGGCGATGACCAGCTTGCCAGCAGTGGGCTCGATTCCGGTGTCGACCAGAATCAACATGCCTTCAGGAATGCTCTGGCCTGCGGGTGCGGTCATCGAATCGCCACGGACCACCAGCCAGAAGGCTCTGCCCTTGGCTTTATAGTCGCTGATCTCGAAGGTGTCCGAATAGCCGGCAGGGTAGGGCTCGACGGCTTCACTCCAGCCACCGGCCTCTACCCAGCTGATGACCGGATAGCGATAGAAACGCGAGGGCTGCACCGTGGGCTCCACGTTGTGCATGCCGGGCTCGCTGGCCGGAATGGAGGTGGTGAGAATCGGCAGGCCGAGCTCGGTCAGGAACCGATTGATAACCTCGATCTTCGGCTCACGCTTGCCATTCAGCCAATGCCCTACCGCACCGGGCGTCACGCCCATCCGTTCAGCCATCTCTTCCTGGCTGATCTGCTGGGTTTCCATGACCTGTCTTGCGACTTCATACCATTTTCTGTTCATGCGTCGAATCATACAGGCTGTAGGGTGTTGAGCAATATACATAATGTAATGCTTCGTTGTGTCATAAAAATACAAAATGTATTTTAAGGCCTTGGTTCTGCGCAGCGAAAGGCGCTGCGCAGCGTTTCAGAAAGGTCATACAGGAGAGACACGATGATCGAGAAAATAGAAGCCGTGATGCAGCATTGGGGAGAACAGCGCATGCGCATTGGCCTGGGCGGCGGACTGAGCAGCCCGATGGCCGGGATCATGGAGTGGGGCGCGTACATTCCGCGCCGCACACCCGGCTCGCGCGCACTGGTGGGTAATGGCAGCGGCCTGGACTATATAAGCAGCGAAGTCGAGGCGGCTGTGGCGCAGCTTTCGCGCAGCCCTGCAAAGAGCCGCGGGCCTGAACTGGCGCAACTGGCTACATTGCGTTATGTCGAGTCGTTGCCGGTGCGCGAGCAGATGCGTCTGGTGGGCATCAATGAAGGCGCAGACCGCACCTATCGCAACTGGATCAACAAGCTTCACCAGCAAGTGCTGGCGATTCTCGCTGAGCGCAGCGCTTCCAGAAGCAACAACGCCGTCGCCGACAAGGCTGCGCAAGGGTAAATGAAGACACGGTTTCACGCCGTTTATCCGGGTCGATTGCACAGCTGTGGCCGAACTCGTGTTGAACTCCGGTCAAACTCGACCCACCCCGAAACTGCCCCTTCCCAGGCTTTCCGGAGGGGGGTAAAAAGGTCCCACGATATGCGATTTGCGCCTCAGGGCAGCAGCCGGAAACAGGCTGATCAACAGCCACAACCGGTCACTCGCGACCCATCTCAAACCCCGCCTCGGCGGGGTTTTTTATTGGGCCAGGCACACGGAGGCCAGTGCACATGTTGAAGGACTATCGATGCGGGCAGTGCAAAAAGCTGCTGGCCCGCATGGGTGAGTACACAGAGCTCCAGATCAAATGTTCCCGCTGCGGAACGTTGAATCATGTGAAGGCCACGAGCCTCGAGTTATCGCCGTTGAGCGACAGAGGTACAGCAGCGTCGTTGCTGCCTCGCGGTGCTAACCAGAGGTATTAATCATGTCCAATAGCAGTTCTGCTGTCAGCCAGCTCAAGAATATTCCGCTGGTAGGTATCAACCTGGGTTCAGTGGCAAACGCCGGGCAGATCGTGCCGGGCGAGGCAGGGACTCATTATCAGTGGCCCAATCGTGGAACCATCACTACCTGGGTCAAGAATCGGGGCGTGCGTCTGATCCGTTTCCCGTTCGAACTTCAGCGCGCTATTCAGCTGTCGACTCTGGACGGCTTGCCAGGCCAAGGGGCGAACCTGAATACCGACTTCGTGAAGCGCTGGAAAGAAATGCTTGGCTGGATTCGTGAAGACTCCAATGGCGAGGCCAGAATCATTCCTGATCCGCACCACTACATGCGTTTGCATCGCTACGAAACCGATGCAAACGGGAACCTGACCGGGCGCATTCTTCCTGCCGCGGAGGCCGGTAATCAGAACGGCTGGAAGGCAACCGAGTCGGTATTGATCAAGGATGGGAACGGTGTCAGTGGCACTTTCTGGAGCGCCGTTCACCTGGCCAACTTTCACCAGAAGCTGGTCACCGAATGCGACGATCCGATGGTGCTGGGCTGGGGGTTGGGTAACGAGCCGTATTCGAATACTACGGTGGGTGCCAAGGACTACATTACGTTCCCTGCTCTTGAGGCGCTGTACATCAGCACGATGAATACCGTGCTGCAGGCGTTGCGCAACAGCTCGAAAAAGCCGGTGTTCATTTGTGGGCTTGAGTTTGCAAGCGCCAGAAACTGGGCCACCGTCTCTGCCAACCTTCAGTCGAAGATCGTCGACCCGGCCAATGCAATTGTCTGGGAAGCCCATGCTTACGGCGATTACGATAAAAGCTCCAGCGGTGCCTACGCCAATAACAACGACCTGATCTCGCCGACCGTTCTGCGCGATGAAATCGTGGGTCCGTTTCTGACCTATGCCAAGACCAACAAGATGGCCGCATTTATCGGCGAAACAGGGATTCCGCCAACGGCTGCCGGTCGCACCGCGCTGAAAAACCTGCTCGATAAAGCGAAGGCGGAAAAAGTGCCAGTGACACTGTGGGTCACAGGGCCAGGCACCGATGGCGAAAAGATGAGCCTGGAGGCCAGCAATCAGGCGGAGACCGTCGCACTGGTCACACCGTACTTTGCCGAGCGCATTGCCCTATGGGGTTATGCACAAGCATGACGGTGCGAGTCATTCCGTTCTGACCCAACAACGGAGCCCCGCATCAAGGGGCTCTTTCCAGTTTATTCAGGCTTTCGATTTTCGAGGGCCTTGAGAGTCCACCACCCTATTACGGAGCACCAATGGACCCAACCGACCTAGGCCCAGGCACAGCTACCTGGCTGGGCGGCACGGGCACAATACTGCTTGGCGGCTTTCTATGGCTGCGCAAGTTTCTTTCCAGAGATGCAACAGACCGGGCGATGGACAACGCGGACATCGGTACGGTGCGCCGCCTCAATGAACTGCTCGACTCCGAGCGCCAGGCGCGCAAGGAAGCTGAAGCGCGGGCTGATCAGTTCGCCAAGGAGCGCAACGAGCTCGCCGCAGCGGTTGGGCGGATGGAGGGCAAGATCGAAGCCCTCACCAGCCACATCGTTCAACTCACCGACAAGGTCACCACGCAAAGCGCCGAAATAGCCCGGCTGCGATCCCAACTCGGAGGTGCAAACGATGCACAGATGCGCAATTGATTTCATCGCTCGCCATTGGTGGCGGCGCCTGGAGGTCTGGCTGATTTCCGTGCTGCTGATCGCTGGGTGCCTGATGCTCGGTTTTCAGGCCGGGCAGTGGTCGGCGAATGCCGAGCATACGCAGCAGCTGGCCGAGGTTCGCAATGCCTACGACGCAGCACTGGGCAAGCGCGACCGGCGCCTGGACAGGCTGGCCGAAACCACCACCCAGGCGGCAGACAAGGTCGAGAGTGCTGCATCAATTGCCAATCAGGCCGCTCACACGGCCAGCCGTGCTGCAGACAAGGCTGATGAGGCGTTGGGCAAGGCGAACCAGTAGGCGTTTCCCACGCCGCAATCAACCTTCAACACACGCGGAACCCCTCATGAAGATAACCCCGATAGTTGCCCACTTGCAGGCGACCTGCCCGAGCTTTGCCGGGCGAATCAGTGCCGGTATCGACTGGGCGGCGGTCGCCCTCGGTGATCAGCTCGCCCACCCGTCGTCGTACGTGATTGCCACTGGCGATCAGTCCACCGCCAACGATTTGCAGAACGTCATTCGCCAGAACATCACCGACACGATCGATGTCGTGGTGGTGCTCGATGGCGGTGACAAGCGCGGGCAGGAAGCAAGTGAGCAACTGCATGCCCTGCGCGCCGAACTGTGGCGTGCGCTGGTGGGCTGGAACCCGGATCACGATTACGACGCGATGCAGTACACCGGTGGCGCGCTGGTGCAGATCAGCGGCGACCGGGTGACGTATCGCTTCGGCTTTGCAGCGCAGTTTCAACTGGGCCGCAATACCTCCGATCAGCCTGCCGAGACCTGGCACGAAGCGTATCTGGATGGTTTGCCCGGGTTTACCGGCGCCACCATTGAGATGGACTGCGTTGACCCCGCAGATCCGAACCTGAAATCCCCCGGCCCTGATGGCCGTATCGAAGCGAAGTTCACAGCAGAGGTAACCCCATGACTCAACGCATCACCGTAGTACCGGCCGAGGGCCGCACTGTGCCGGATCCGGAGGCGGGCGATTTGCTGCCCGTCGAAGGCCGGCAGGTGACCTTCAACGCCTGGTGGCAGCGTCGTCAGAACGACGGCGACATCACCCTTAAAACCGAGCAATCCACCACCACCCATCAAGCCTTCACGGCTTAACCAAGAGGAAGCCAAACAATGGCTATCAGCTTTAACAACATTCCATCCGACGTTCGCGTTCCGCTGTTTTATGCGGAGATGGACAACTCGGCCGCCAACAGCGCGTCGGCCAGCATGCGTCGACTGATCGTTGCGCAGGTCAACGACGATGTGTCCGGCCCCGAACTGGGTTCTCTGGTGCTGGTGCCAAGCGTGGCGCTGGCGAAAAACATCGGCGGTCAGGGCTCCATGCTGGCCTCGATGTATGAAACCTGGCGCAAGGCGGACCCCACCGGCGAAGTCTGGTGCCTGCCGCTGCTCAATACTGAAGGCGCCAAGGCCGGCGCGAAAGTCACCCTCAGCGGGGCGGCGACCGAAGCC